ATTCTTCAGGATGAATTTTATCATTACCGTATGATTTTTCGTTTCCCAGCCTCGCCTCAGCTGTCTTACGATATTTATCCATTTATCTTGTTCCTTGTTGTGGAGGATTAATTAATTGCCTAGCCATCATAAGGACTTGATCAAATCCTGGATGTTCAGGTAATTCTGCACCCTCTTTAACTGCTCTAATTGTTAAGTCAGCCCATTCTTGGAAATGTTTATCAATAGCAACGGCTAATTGTTTAGAATTATCATCCATTGTATTTTTACTTTGAGCATTAGTATACTGTACATTTGCTTCTGCAAGTGCAGTATCTGCTTCACGTTTACGTTGTTCAATCATTTCCTGTGCTTGTGCGGCTTTAGCTTGTTCTTGCATAGCATTAGTTGCTCTTTCTTTAAATTCATCAGTAGTATAATCTTGTAAGAAATCATTACTATCTAAATTTAAAGCTTCAATAAGCTTAGTTGCAAGCACTGCTGGTGCTTCAGGCTTAACAGCCATGCCTGCACCTTGGCTAGCCAAAGCAGGAAGTATTTCAGATCCTACTTTAGTTAACTTATTAATTACAGTTAAGTTTGAATTGTCTCCAATATCTAAAAAGATTTCTACATCCATAGTAGAAGGTAACTCACTCATATTAATAGAGCCATAAACCCCATCCATATTATAAGATTGTTTACCTTTCATGTTCATATACATGGTTCTGTAAACACCTTGTATCAGCCGCTTAAATCCAGTTTCCGCAAATCTACGCGCGATATGCTGGATTCGTTTTTGTGCTGCTGATTGAACAGCGCTAAGTTTTTGCTCAGAGTTGCCTGATACATAAAGTGTATCATTCAATCCTTGCGCGGCCTTAGACATTCCTGTAGCTTGCTCTTTAATAAGCTGTAGATGTTCGAGCAAAGGTACAGTACCTGTAGAAATAGTCTCTGGGGGTAATTGTGATACCGCACCAGTTGGATTACCATTAGTAGGTATGATTTGTTTGGGCTTCATATTTTGAAGCGCACTAAAATCAACTACATTTGGATCTGCTAGTTTAGGACTATAATTTGTAAGATAAGTGTTTTCTACAAAACCACGAAGAATAGCTGTACTTGCTAATGTACTAGATCTTGTAAAGTCAGCCATTGATAATCCAAAAAATTCATGTGGAATATCAATAGGAACAATAGAAGCTAGTGGAACAAATTCTACATCTTCTTCGTATAAAATATGATTATCTACTGTTATAAAATGTTTTAGTTCTGCAATACCATCACCATCACGATCTACTCTAATCCAAGATTCAGTAAGAGTTACTTCTTGATTAGCTTCAGTATATGCTTCACCTTTTGCTTCATAGCCTTGCCAATAGGCTTGGCCTGTAATATCTTTTCTTGCAGCAACATCTTCACTGTATTTGCCGCTTCCAACCCAGTTGTAACCGCGTCCGAGACGATTCCATTCATCTTCTGTGAGACTGTCTCCCCACTCTGGGTAATATCTGCGAACATCTGAACGAGACATTTCGCTTTGGATGCCAACAAAGACGGCATCATCAATATCTTTTGCTTCATTTGAAATCCTAAAGGCTTCTGGCGGTATAACTTCTAGCTTAACTCTGCTTTTGTCAATTCGCTTTCTAAGCCTTACATCTATATATGAAATTGTTTCTGAAGTTGGATTGAGCGTTAGCTCGCCGACGATTTCTAAATTTTCATCTGCAAGGATCTCGTCAAGTTTTGCTTCATCAATTTCTTCGTATTCTTCCATTACATAATCAAAGTCTTCAATGTAATCCCAACGAATTACTGCATTCTTCCATAATAAAGAAGACTTTATCCATGTTTGTAATATTTCCCAGCCTTTATTCTTTTTAAAGATACAGTAGTTAACAAGATTACTTGCATCTTTAGCTGCTTTAAATGCTCCAGGAGTATCATCGTACGGAACAAACCGTGCAATTTTATTGTTGTTTAAGAACAAGTCAGAAAGAACTGCTGTGTAAGCTTCAACTACTTCTGTTGTAGAAGTATCAACAATAGTACTAACGCCTTGTGGTGTTAAGTGTTCTTGCGCTACACCTGCATACTCATAAGTTGCTTTAAGTCTTTCTCTAGTTAAATCGCTAGCATTAAGCCAATCACCTGCGGCGTTCTGAATTCCTTGCTCAATAAGATTAATAAGCTGTTCATCGGTTACAGCTTGTTTATAACCATTACTAGCCATCAGTATTCACCACCTGTTCCACTATAAAATGCTTTACTGTTTTCCATAACTTTTTTATTGTATCCTTTACTTCCAGGCTGAGACAAAGGAGTTTTACGTTCTTTTGTTTTCTTTACTGGTTGTACAGATGCAACTTGTTGTTGATAACGTCCTGTTTTCATTTACCGCTCCTGGGTTTTATTATTCATTAAGTTTATAATCTAATGGGGGATATACTCTTACATAATCATCAATTGCTGATTCTGGAATAAAAGTTTCATATTTATCAGAAACATCATCCATTTTTCCTGGATATACTTTTGCCTTTCGATTAACAACTGCTGCATATACGTTAGGACCAAATTCTTGAAACTTAATTGCATCATCTAATCCATGAAAAAATGCGCCTGGACCTTTTCCATATGCAGGTTTATTTGTTGCTGCTACAGGTCTAGTTCTAGGAAAATCAGAACTAGGGGTCATTGAATGCCTAAAATAAATATCAGGTTCATAACCTTCGTATCTGCTTTCTTCAGCTAATTGTTTACGTATTTTTCTTAAATAATCAAGTTTCTTTTGTTCTGCATCTGCATATTTTTTAACTGCTTTAGCACCTTTAGCAAGTGGCCCAGCTGGTGTTGCAGCTAATCCCATCATTCCTGCAGCCATAGCTGCTTCCATAACATTTCCTGATTTTGCTGCTTTATAAAAATCTATTGCATCACTAAGTGGAGTAAGTGCTAACAATTCGTCTTTAATTGACTTTGAAGATTTTTTAGCTAATGGCCCTCTTTCTTTATTACGACCGCGCTTTGCCATTACCACTTCACCTTATTTGCCCAGTAAGCGGCACTTGTTGGACCTTTGTTAATATTTGTTGAGTGTCGAGCCTTCCAAGCTTTTCTGCGCTTAGCGTATGATTCGCTTTCTCCTTTCTTTTTAGGACTGCCAGAAACGCCTTGACTACCAAATCTAATTATTTTTGGTTTGCCATTTGGCCCTGTAACTGCTACTGCATGAGACTTTGTTTTATGGCCTGGAGTTCTTTTAGGTTTATTTAAGCCGCTAAA